CATTGGGATAAGACAAAGCATTGGCAGATGCTTGGCCCAGTCGATGCACAGCAATGGCAATGGCTCAAATCAGGTTATATCTCAACAGGGCCAAGAGTTCGTTGGCGTATTCTTGGCAATGAATTTCAAATATGGCCACCCTACAATACTCAAGAATATCTAGGTTTTGAGTACCGTTCTAGGGGATTTGTACGGGATGCCGCAGGTAGTGTTAAAAATAGCTTTACTGCCGATACCGATACTACTGTCTTAGATGATGACGTCATTGCATTAGCGACTAAACTTAAATACTTCCAAATCAAGTCTTTTGATACTACTGCATTGAATCAAGACTACATACGCTATTTGAATGTGGCTAAAGCTAACGATAAGGGTTCTGCTACCTTATCATTTGCACCACAACCAAGTGCCGTTCTTATTGGCTGGGCTAATATCCCTGATACTGGCTATGGTTCTTAATCATGGCAATTCAAGGTAGAAACGCCACCACAACATCGATGGCCGCCCCTATTGGGGGATGGAATAACAGGGACTCATTGGCAGAAATGCCGCCATTAGACGCTGTTTCTTTGGTCAATTTTTGGCCTACTCCTACCGATGTACAGTTAAGAAAAGGTTGGACTAAGTACAGCACAGGAATTACTGGACAAGTTCAAACTATCATTAACTACCCATTTAACAATGCTCAAGGCTATAAACTTTTTGCATTTGCTGGTACTAAAATTTATGACGCTACAAGTTCTACAGCAACAATAGTATTTAGTGGTTTAACTAACGCCAAATGGCAATTTGTCAATATGACTACCGCTGGTGGCAACTTTGTTATTGCTTGTAATGGTGTAGACCCTACCCTTATATATGACGGTACGGCTTGGGCATTTATGGCTACAACCCAAACTGCTGTGACTATTAGCAGTATTACGCACACAGGAACAACAGCGAATGTTACTACCGCAACTGCACATGGTCTAGTAACAGGCAATAGAATCAGCTTATCGGGTGGTGTTCCTACTGATTACAACGGCACTTATGTTATTACCAAGACAGGTACAAATACATTTACCTATGTAATGGCTACGACCCCAGCTTCTAATGCAACAACTGTACCAACCTATACGATTACAGGGATTACGGGCGTAAATAGTAACACATTTGTTAATGTCAATTTGTTTAAAAACCGTTTGTATTTCTGTGTCAATAATAGTTTAAGTTTTTGGTATCTTGATGTAGAAGCGATCTCAGGCCCAGCTACAGAGTTCCCTTTAGGTGCTATTTTCCGCAATGGCGGTTACCTACAGGCAATGGGTACATGGACACTTGATGCTGGTTATGGTGTAGATGACTTTGCTGTATATGTAACCAGTATGGGTGAAATTGCCGTATATCAAGGCTTTGACCCTAGTGATCCTAATAACTGGGCAATGAAGGGTTTATGGCAGATGGGTCAAACCTACAGTCGTAGATGCTTTTTTAAATGGGGCGGTGACTTACTGCTATTAACGCAAGACGGATTAGTACCATTGACTTCTGCCCTGCAATCTGACCGTTTAGACCCCCGTATTAACCTAACAGACAAGATTTATTATGCTGTTAGTTTAGCGGCATCTAATTATTCACAAAACTTTGGCTGGCAAATTAATTATTTAGCCGCTGAAAATATGCTTATTTTGTCTATTCCTACTAATAATGGAATGGAACAATATGTAATGAATACCATCAATAAGTCTTGGTCACGATTTACAGGAATACAGGCTTATTGCTTTACAATCTCAGGCGATCAAGATTTACATTTTGGTGGCGATGGTTTTGTTGGTCTTTTCTTTCAAACAAATTCTGATAATGGTAATAATATTGTTGCTACAGCGCAACAGGCTTATAACTACTTTGAGAGTCGTGGACAGCTTAAACGCTTTACCTTAGTAAGACCTATATTTCAAACAGATAATGGATTACCGACCGTTTTATGCGGGATTAGCACAGACTTTGACACAATTCCATTGACTAATCAGCTTGCATTTAATCCAGCATCCATTAATGTAGGTGTTTGGGATACCGCTAAATGGGATCAAAACACTTGGGGCGGTGGTCTTGTGACTACTAAATACTGGCAGGGCGTAACAGGCACAGGATTCTCAGCTTCAATTAACTTAAATGTGGCATCTCAAGGCATCGACTTTCATTGGGCATCTGTCGACTATGTAATGGAGCGAGGTGGGGTTCTTTGAGGAGAGTTACTACCGAAGATCAAAAGTACATGGGTGACTGGCTGGTTCGCTTAATGAACTACCCACTACCTCTAGAAACAGTCTGCATCGGACAAGAAATTGATGGTGTTTTATCGGCAGTCGTAGGATTTTGTAGTTTTATGCCTAAATCGTGCCAAATGCACATTGCGGCAGTAGACGAAGTAAATTGGATGAGTCGGGATTTATTGTGGGCGGCTTTCGATTACCCCTTTAATAAACTAGGAGTTAGCGTTATACTAGGGCAAATCTGTGCTGATAACACAGATGCACTAAGGTTAAACCGACACTTAGGCTTTAAAGTTGTAGCTGAAATACCTGATGCCCACATGGAAGGCGATTTGGTAATTATGGCTATGAGGAAAGAGGATTGTCGGTGGTTAGACATCCAATGTCCTTTGAGGAAATTAAAAGGGGAATGACATGGGTGGTGGTGGATTTTTAGGATTAGGGCCTGCGCCAAGTGCGCCAGCCGCACCTGACTATACTGGAGCGGCACAAGCAACTGCGGCAGGTAATTTAACTGCGGCACAGGCAGCAGCTGCGGCTAACCGTGTAAACCAAGTAACTCCTTACGGTAACCTTAATTACAATCAAACGGGTACTGATTCTCAAGGTAATCCTACTTGGACAGCTACTACAAGTCTTTCCGATGTCGGTCAGCAACTATTAAACAATCAAAACAACGCATCATTAGGTCTTGGTTCTGCTATTACATCCCAATTGGGCAATGTACAGAACACAATGTCACAGCCGTTTAATCCTAACTTGCCACAAGTAGGTATTAATGCAGGGCAAAATTACCAAGATGCGGCAATGCAACGTCTAGCACCTCAAATTAGTCAACAGCGTGAATTGCTTAATAATCAATTGGCTAATTCGGGTATTCCCGTAGGTTCTCAGGCTTGGCAGACTGCACAGATGAATCAAGGTCAAAAAGAAAATGATCTTTTAGCCGCTAATACAACTCAAGGGTTCAATACTGGTTTAGCCGCCAATCAGCAGGCTTATAACCAAGCTCAAACTAATTACAATATGCCGCTTAATACTTTGAGTGCATTGCGTACTGGCGCACAGGTTCAAAACCCAACATTCCAAAATACCCCACAACAAGCGACTACTGGTGGTGCTGATCTATTAGGTGCGGCTACTGCTACTGGTAACTACAATTTGGCTAGTTCTAATGCCGCTAATGCCGCACAAAGTGGATTTAATAGCGGGTTAATGGGTCTTGGCGGTACATTAGGTGCGGCTTATATGATGTCACCAACTGGTTCTGATATTCGTATGAAAGAAAATATTAAACCTATTGGCCATCTGTCAAATGGTTTAACTGTTTACGAATTTGAATATAAACCTGAATTTAAAGATAAAGAATACAACGGTCACGGCAAACGTATTGGTGTTATGGCTCAAGAAGTTGAAAAAGTCATGCCACACGCTGTTAAGACCCTTGATGATGGTTATAAAGTCGTTCTTTATGGAATGTTAAATGGATAGTCAATACACAAATCCGTATACATCGACTTATGCGCCTGCTACATTTTCACAACAGGATGCACAAGGTCTTGGCCCTGTATTCCAAAATACTAATGCTCAACAACAGTATTTAGCGGCACAATTGCGTGAACAACAAGCATTGGCACAACATAAAAATCCACAACAAACACAGGGTAGCAGTATGAACCCTATGGATTTAGCTAAAATGCTAAAGAATAAGCCTGCTCAACAACCTACAGATGCAACTGGCGCACCTGTAAATGATTACAGCACACCATATAACCCTGCAACGGGTCAAAGTTGGGATGTAACTGGTAGTGGTTTTGCTGGTAACGGTGGGTATGATCCTACTGCAATGGGTGGTATGAATGACTATTTAGGTCAAATGGGTCTTGATACTGGTGGCTTTAGTGGCGCAGGTGACTTTAGTATGGGTGGTGCTGGTGACAGTTTGGCTGGTGCTGGCGATAGTTTAAGCGGTCTAGGTGATATGTTCAGTGGTATTGGTGGATGGTTCTCAGGCATTGATTGGGGTGGAATGGGTGCAGGTGCGGCAACAGCCGCAGAAGAAGCCGCTCCAGCCGCCGCCGCCGCCGCATAAGGAAAGAAAATGGCAGATACAAATCAATTTAGCGCAATTCAAGCTGGGACAATGTCCCCTGAAGATTATGCACAACAACAAGCCTTAAATCGTCAACAACGGTTTGCTGATCTGTTAATGACTCAAGGACAGCAACCACAAGGTCAGATGGTTAGCGGTCGTTATGTACCGCCTAGTTTCTTTCAAATGCTTAATCCAGTAGTCAACCAATTGGCTGGTGCATATCTTGGTAAAAAGGGTGACGAACAAGCAATTTCTTTAGCTCAAAAATTGCGTGGAAAACAAGAAGAAGCCGTGCAAAATTATATGAACGCTATGCAAACCACTCCTGCACAAGAAGGTGGTATTCAAGGCCCTAATGGCATGACTACGCAGACTACACCTGATATGTATAACGCTGATATGTCACTTAATCCGCAATACAAACAAGTTACTCCTGTTGCCGCACAAGGCCCTGATTATTACAAAGCATTTAAAGCGGCTACAAGTCCTTATGCACCTGCTCCATTGCAATCTGCTGGATATGAAATGCTCAAACCTCAAAAATTGGGTGAAGGTGAAACACTTAATCGGTTTAATTTTGCTAATGGACAACTTACTCCTTATGCTTCAGGTGGTGAAAAATTACCTACCGAATACAAAGAATATCAAAAAGCTATTTCAGACCCAAATCAACCATATAAAGGTTCTTTTTTCCAATATCAACAAGAACGATCAAGAGCTACTGCAAATCAAAATACGATTAATATGCCACCCGTTGAGAGTGCTTACAATGCCGCTTTTGGTAAAGGTGTAGCAGAACAAGATTTAGCCCTTAAAAACATCGCTGAAGGTGCTAAAACAACTGTTAGCAATATTGCAAGACAAAAACAAATTCTTGAAAGCGGTAAATTCTTTAGTGGTAAAGCCGCAAATATTCAAAATGAATTGGCTAATTTTGGTACTGCTCTTGGTGTTACTGGTAAAGATGGTCAAGAAAAAGCGGCAAATACTCAAAGTCTTATTGGTGGTTCTGCTGGCATAACATTAGATAATATTAAAGGATCAGGACTTGGCGCAGGTCAAGGCTTTACTGATAAAGATTTGCAATTCTTACAAGATGCTAAATCTTTTAAAATTACTTGGAATAAAGAAAATATTGCTAGGGTTCTTGATCTTCAAGAAAGAGCCGCTATTGAAGGTGCTAAAAAATGGAATAACCGTTATGGTCAAATCCAAAAGACTGCTACTGGCCCTATTAATGTTCAAGGTGTAGAAGTTCCAAAACCATATAGCGGTCAAGTTAAATACTTAGGTAACGAATAATGGCTGAAACTGTTGTCGCTAGAGTTCAACTTCCTGACGGCTCTATAGGTCGTTTTGAAGTTCCTAAAGATATGAGCCCTTCTGATGTAGAAGAACAGGCTTTAAATGCTTATATGGCACAAGGTCGTACTCAAAGTCTTTTAGCACCTGAAACAACTGAAAAAAGCGTTCCAAAAGTATTAGCTCAAAGTGCTGGTAAAGCAGTTGCTAATATTGGTGATCTTGTTGTTGGAGCACCTGAAACTTACAAGCGTATAACAAATTATGCTATGGGCAAACTAAAAGGAGAAGATGTTGAAGCTCCAAGAGGTGCTACGCCCATTACTAATGCTTTGGTTAAACATGGCATTTTTACACCACAAAACGAACCTAATACACCTGCTTTAAATATTGCTGACTTTGCTATACAAGCCGCCCCTGCGGTAGCTAGAGGTGATATTGGCTCTATTCCATCTTTTCTTAAAGCAACTGGAAAAAATTTATTACCTGCAACTGTAGGCGGTAGTGCTGTTGAATTAGCTAAATCTTCAGGAATTGATAATCCATTTGCTCAATTTGCTATTGGTGCAGGTACTATGGCGGCTAGTCAAACTCCTTTTGCCATTCGTCATACTGCCGCTGATGTAGCTAATCAAGCTACTCGTAATGTAACGCCACAGCAAATGAAAATGGCTGATGATTTAGTACGTGAATCTTATCGTTTAGGATCGCCTATTACGGGTGCAGAGGCTTTAGCTAAAACAACTGGTGCTAGTCCCCTAACTGCCGTTCAACGTGTCGTAGAGAACCTTCCACAAAGTTCTGAAACAATGGCTAGTTTTATGGCTAAACGCCCACAAGCTAATGAACAAATGATAGCTAATGCATTACGTAATATTAGCCCAAATCAGCCTACTTCAGCTACGCCAATGAATTTAAAAAATGCCGCTGGTGATTTAATGGCTGGCGCACAAAAAAGTCTTACTGAAAATAACGATGCTTTGTATAAAAAAGCTGGTGGTGTAAGTGTTTATCCTGCTCCTGCAATTTTTGCAAATGATAGAATTGCTGAAGCTGTTGATGCGGTAACCAATACAGCTAAATATGGCGTTAAAAACGGTGATCCTAATTCGTTTAAAACATTAATTGCCGCTAAAAAATATTTAAATGATGAATATCAAGAGCAAGTTAAGTCTGCTAGTGGTTTAAAAAGAGGTGCTGGAGCAGTTACTTCAGAAGCTGAAAATTTATTAAGTAATTATTTAAAAGAACAATCTCCTGAATATGCTAAAGGCGCAAAAAATTATGAAACTGCTTACAAAACACAATTTAATGCTTTAAATGAAAGCCCAGTAGGTCAAATTGCTGAAGGTAAAGTTGGTTCAGAAATATTAATGCCAAATAAACCTGTTTCTTTGTATCCTGCTGATATTAAGCGTACTGTGGAATTATTGCGTAGAAAAGACCCATCTGCCGTGCCTGATTGGACACGCCAACAGTTAGAAGGAATCTTTAACGAAACTGGTCAAAATTTACAAAATGGGCCAAACCAATTTGGTGGTGCTAAGTTTGCTTCTACTATTCAGGGTAACAAACAACAAAAATCTAACTTACAAACATTGATTCAAGAATCTGCTGGTATGCAGGCTTATCAAGGTTTTGAGCGTGTTTTAAACAATCTTGAAGCACAAGGCACAAGACAAGGCGCAGGATCAGCTACATCATTTAATAATCAATTTCAAAAAGAACTTTCTGAAGGTGGCCAATTAGCGGCCGCTAAATTGGTGTTTAAACCATCAGAAGTAGCTACTAAATATGAAGAATGGCAATTAGGAAAAAATGCCAATAAATTAGCAGATATGCTTACAAATCCTGATTCCATTAAACAATTACAAGATTTGGCTAGAACTAAACCAAATACAGCAAAAGAACGCTTGTTAGTAAATAGCTTGACGGGTGGATATGTAGCTCAAAAACCTGAAATTATAGAGGAATCGAAATGAGTAGAAACGGATCGGGAGTCTATTCGCTCCCAGCAGGTAACCCAGTAGTAACAGGCACAACAATTAGTTCTACATGGGCTAATTCAACGCTTACTGACATTCAAAATGCTATTACTCAATCTGTATCGGCAGACGGTCAAACTCCCATTACTGGAGCATTACAGATGGGTGGCAACGACATACAAAATGCTGGCACAGTTACGGCTGTTACTGGTATATTTGGTGGATTATTTTAAGGAAAAATCATGGCACAAACTGGCTACACGCCCATCTCGATTTACTATTCAGCGACAGCTACAAATACTCCTACGGCTGGTAATTTAGTTGCTGGTGAACTTGCTATTAATACGGCTGATGGAAAGCTATTTTATAAAGACTCTAGCGGAGTAGTTCAAGTATTAGGCACTAAAGGTGGTGTAGGTTCATCATCTACTACTCAAGTTCTTTATAACTCTAGTGGCTTAGTCGTTGGTTCTGCCAATATGACTTTTAGCGGTACAGCTTTAACTTTAGCTAATGATGCTTCTATATCAGGTCTTACTG